GGGTATAGTAACAACTTTACCACCAACAATTTTTGCTATTAGAAACAATTCCGATTCTTTCCAAATAGCAACAACAAGAGCTTTAGCAAATGCTGGAACAGCTGTTACATTTGTTGGACCTGGTGAAGGTAATGCCCATGAAATTTCTATGGCATTAAGTAATACTAAATGTATTATAAATCTTGATAATATAATTCAATCTCCATTAGCATTTTCTCCAGTAAGTCATACCTTACAGAATAATATAGATTCTGTATTAGGAAGCACTGGTATAGGTACAACATCTACTATATTCTCAGTAAGTGGAATATCATCCCTAGCACCTGAAGATATCCTAAAAATTGATGATGAATATGTTAAGGTATTGGATATTGGTATTGGTGATAATGTTTGGGGTCCAATTACTGGAATAGGAACTACAAGTCTTATTAATGTTGAAAGAGGATTTGTTGGTACATCAGCAACATCTCATACAAACACTACAACAGCTCAACTTTATAAAGGATCGTATAATATTATTGGGCAAGAAATACATTTTACAAATCCACCTAAAGGAAATCCACAAATATCAAAAACAACTGGTAATTTAGATTTCCCTACAACAGATTTTAATGGTAGAGTATTTTTAAGAAATGATTATTCTACCAATCAAATATATGATGATATTTCTTATAACTTTAGTGGAATTGCTACTCAATTTACATTAAAAGTTGGTGGAGCAAATACTGTAGGATTAGGTACTACAGGTGGCAATGGAATGATGGTAATAAACAGCATTTATCAAAGACCTTCTGCTGATAATAATCAAAATCAGAATTTTGAAATAATAGAACAAACATCTCCAACTGGAATAACAAGTGTTAGATTTACTGGTATTGCTACTATTCCTGGTAATGAAATTGTTATTAATGATTCAGATATTAACGAAAATCAATTACCACGTGGCGGAGTTATTGTTTCCTTAGGATCTACTGAAGGAAAGGGTTATGCAGTGCCTGAAGGTGCTATAGCATACGCTCAAACTAATGCTAGTGGGGGAATATCTAGTATTGTTGGTTTTGCCACGACTGGACCTTCATATTCTATTACTACTGCAACATATTATAATGAAAGTGGAATATTAGATATTACTACAGAATCTGATCATAAATTTGATGTAAATAATATTACTCAATTTAAATTACATCGTTTAGAATTTACATGTGCTGCTCCACATGCTGGAGTAACAACCACATTCTTCCCAGAAGCAGATGTTGTTGGTGTAGGTACTACAAGTTTAGATTATTCTGTTCTTAGAGTTACTCCTGGTGATTATGAACATAAATTTGTAGGTTCTGCCAATAATTCTATTAATGGAAGTCTTAAGCCTAGTGATGCTGTTTATAGTCCTTCAACAGGAATTTTAGAATTAACCTTTGCTTCTAATCATAATCTTGCTGATAATGCGAATGTAACCATTACTAAAGATTCATTAACATTCACATGTGACCGTGATGATCATTCATCTGAGCATACCTATCCTAGAGCAACTGATCCATTATGGAATGGAACTATAAGTGGAAGTGGAACTACATCAATGACTCTTATATCACCAACTTCATTTGCTGTAAACATTGGAAAATCAGCTACTTATAGAATTACTACACAGGTTGGTACAAGTACTATCCCTCATGTTTATAAGGGTGGTGGAACAGTAATGCCTTGGTATGGTGATACTACTAGTGGAGGTGCTTATAGAGGAACTACTGTTTCTATTGGTGTAACAGACTCCTTATTTGAACATAAATTTGTACGTGGTATTAGTACTAGTTTCTATGCTGCATCGTTTGCTGGAGCAGGCCATACTGTACAAGGAGCATCATATAATCCTGGTACTGGTGAATTAGTATTAACAGTTCCTAATCATGGACTTGCTGTTAATGGTAATATTGGATTTAGGACAGATTCTCTAATATTTACATGCGATAAAGATAATCATAAGTCAGAACATGCTTATCCAAGATTAACTGATCCAGTTGCTGGACATCTTGTTAATATTGATAGTAAAACTGATAATACAATTACTGTTAATGTTGGTACATCTCAGGGTAGTGGTGCTGTTGTTAATGCTGTTGTAGGTGCTGGTGGTACTTTAACTTATAATATTGTTTCTGCTGGTTCAAGTTACTTTAACCCAAGATTAGTTATTCCTGTACCTTCATATGCTGGTCTTGGTATAACTGGAGTTTCTAGATTGGATGTAGGGGCAACTACAGATTGTGGAACAGGATTATTAATCAATGCTGAAATTGGAGCAGCAACATGGGATTCTACAACACATACATTTGTTTCTGCAGCAAATCCAACATTAAATGTTAAATCTGGTAGTCAAAATGGAAATAATAAAACTCCTAGTACTGCAACATATACAACATCTACTGGAGTTCTTGAGTTAACATTTGGTTCTGCTCATGGAATGTCAACAAATGATACTATTCTTTTCTATAATAATTCATTAAGTTTTACATGTGATGCTGATAGTAATGCTACTGTACATTCATATCCAAGGGCAACTGATCCAATTGCTGGTGTAACAACTGCTATTACTAAGATTTCAAATACAAAATTTACTGTAAATGTTGGTAAAACATCTTTTACTGGAATTACTACTCAATTTGGTGTTACTAATTGGGAAATTGCAAGGAATGGATATGGTTTTAGAAGAGGTGATGTATTTAAATTAGTAGGACTAGTTACAGATCGTAGTTTAGCATCTCCAATAAATGATGCAGAATTTACTGTAGTGGATACATTTACTGATAATTTCTCAGCATGGCAATTTGGAGAATTTGATTATATTGATGACATTTCTACTCTACAAAATGGTGCAAGAACTAGATTTGACTTGAAGTATGGTGGAGAATTATTGAGTTTTGAAGCAGATAATTCTGGTGATTATGATATCAATCTTAGTAACGCATTAGTTATTACAGTTAATAGTGTAGTACAAGAACCAGGTGTTGCATATGAGTTTAAAGGTGGCACATCTTTCATATTTACAGAACCACCTAGACCAGAAGATAATGTTGCTATATTCTTCTATCGTGGTTCTCCTGGTACTGATACAGCTCTAATTACTAATGTTAATATATCAATTGAAGCTGGTGATGATGTTCAGTTATTTGGTTTAGGTGGTGTAGAAGATCAAGATTCTAGAACTGTAAGTAATCTTTCTGGTTCTAATATAGTAGAAACAATTATCTATGATGGACCTGGAATTACTTCAGAGACAAAATCACTTGCTTGGACTAAACAGAAGGTGGATAAAATTCTTGATGGTGAAGTTGTTTATAAAACAAGAGATTCTATAGAACCTCTAATAGTTCCAACACCAGCAATTATTGGTGATTTCTCATCTACTGAAACTAGTATTATTCATATTTCCAATAAAGACTTATTTGATTATGATGCCCCATTTACGGCAAGTGTGGATGGTTTTATTGTTGATAATACTATTCCTTCAGCTGCATCTTTAACTGCTACAGTTAATAATACTGGTGGAGTATCTGGACTTACAATTGTTGATGGTGGTAAAGGTTATGTTGGGTCAACAACTTCACTTTCTATAGCATTACCACCTAGTGGTATTGGTACAGGAATAGGAACAACTGCTATTGCTACTGCTTCAATATCAAATGGATCAATTTCAGGAGTATCATCTTTAACTGCTGGATTTGGTTATACATCAACAAATGTACCTAAAGTTTTGGCACCTCTTCCAAAATATAAAACTGAAACAATTAAGTTAGGAGATGTTTTAACTGTTAAAGGATTTGATTCAAATATTACTGGTATTGGTACCACTGCTGGTCTTGGTGCTGGAGGAGGTGCTGCAAAATTAGCAATTTGGTTTAAAGTTGCTGGTGGTTTTACAGATGAATCTTCTTTCAATCAGTTAGCAGTTGGATATCCATTTGTCGTATCTGGTACTTCTATTGGGTCAGCAACCACATCATTATATGCTAATGGAATAAAATCAAATTCAGTAGGAATCGGTACAACTTTCTTAGATAATATTTACATGGTTGCTTCTAGAAAATGGATTAGTCAAGGTGTTGGAGTTGTTACCTGTAATATTGAAAATACTGTTGGTGGAAATTGGATAGGAGTTACTACAACTGGAACTTCCTATAATTCACAAGGTTCAATATCTTGGGGTACATTAAGTGGTAGTACTGCCTTTACAAGAGGTGCTAATCCCATATCAATTGGGGTTACTGGTTATACTATGTCTGGTTTATCAACTTTCCCAATTATACAGAGAAGGGATGAGGGCCTAAGAGATAGTGGTGGAATTAGTCCAACTTAAATCAATCTTAAAAAAACTTTTATAAATATCTAAAAAACTATTAATATGTCTGCCGTAGTAACAGATCAATTTAGAATATTCAATGCAGGTAATTTTGTAGATTCGGTACTAGATACTAATAATTCTTATTATGTATTTCTAGGACTTACTAATCCAAGTAATCCAGATCCTGGTTTTGGTAGAACTACCACCACAAGTTGGCCTTTATCTCCTATTGATAATTTTCAATATGAATCGCAGTATAGATCTACTGCGTCTTTTGGAAAAAGAATCAATAGTACGAATATTAGAAGAATTGTAAGAAAAGTCCAATGGACTAATAATACATCATATGACATGTATAGGCATGATTATAGTATTGATAATCCAGCACCAAATTCTGCCACTTCAAGATTATATGATGCAAATTATTATGTTGTAAATAGTGATTTTAATGTTTATATTTGTATAGATAATGGTTCTTCTGGAGTTAAGGGAAGTTCTACTTATAAAGGAAATGCTTCTAAGGATGAACCAACTTCTACCGATTTAGAACCAACTGCTGCTGGAGCAGGTACTGATGGATATATTTGGAAATTTTTATTCTCAATTTCTCCTAGTGATATTATAAAATTTGATTCTACAGAATATATTGTTGTACCTAATGATTGGGCAACATCTACTAACTCACAAATACAAAATGTTAGAGAGGCAGCTGATTCTGAAGTAAACTTTAATCAAATTAAAAAAATATATATTGAAGATGCTGGAGATAGTTATGAATCAAATACACAAACTGTTGATTTATTAGGTGACGGTATAGGTGGAAAAGTATCTGTAACAACTACTGGTGGTAAGGTTACATCAGCAGTAGTAACTGCGGGTGGATATGGTTATACTTATGGAATGGTTGATTTGGGTCCATTTCAACCAACTGGCACGTTTACTCCTGCAAAATTAATACCTATTATACCTCCATCTAGGGGTCATGGTTATAATATTTACAAAGAGTTAGGTGCTGATAGAGTTTTAATTTATGCTAGATTTGATGATTCAACTAAGGATTTTCCAACTGATGCAAAATTCTCCCAGGTTGGAATAATAAAAAATCCATCAACATATTCATCCAAAAATACTGTTTTTGATTCTAGTCAATATTCTAGTTTATCTTCTATTAAATTTGATGCTAATACATTTACTGGTAGTGGAAGTATTAGTATAGGAACAACAATAACACAAACACGTGCAGATGGAGATTTGGCACAAGGATATGTTGCTTCTTATGATAAAGAAACTGGAGTTTTAAAATATTTTCAAGATAGATCGCTTTATTTCAACCAAACAAATAAAAGTAATCAATTAGATTATGTTGGTGTATCTACTTATTCTAAAGTAGTATCATTTGAGGGTAGTAATCAATCTATTGATTTTGCTGGTGGTTCTCCATCACCAACTCAATTACAAACTACATTTAGTGGGGTTACAACAACAGTTGGTGCAAAGCAAATAGATTTGGGAGTTTCTTTTAATTCTGGTCTTGCAAATCCAGAGATAAATAAAACAACGGGAGATGTCATTTACATCGACAACCGAAAATCCGTCCAAAGAGACAGTAGACAAAAAGAAGACATTAAGATTATCCTGGAATTCTAGAGTAACATGGCACAGAAAACAGACTTAAATATCAGCCCTTACTATGATGATTTTGATCCTAGTAAAAACTTTTACAAGGTTTTATTTAAACCAGGATTTCCAGTTCAGGCTAGAGAATTAACTAATTTACAGTCAATTCTACAGAATCAAATAGAAGATTTTGGTTCTCATATGTTTAAAGAGGGATCTATAGTGATTCCTGGTTCACCAAATTATGATGGACAATTTTCATCAGTTAAATTAAATTCTACTCAATTTGGTGTTGATATTTCTCTATATACAGATCAATTAATAGGAAAGGTATTAGAAGGTAAAGTTTCTGGTGTAACTGCGAGTGTAGATAAAGTTGTTTTAAGTGATGGAAATGATGTTGAAGATATTACAATATATGTAAAATATATTAATGCTGGAATAAGTGATCCTACTAGAACTACTTTTATAGATGGAGAATCTTTGATATCTTCAGAAAATATAGTTTATGGTAATACTACAATTAATGCAGGAGTTGAATTAGTTACATTGATAAGTGCTGATGCAACTTCTATTGGTTCTGCTGCATCTGTTAATGATGGAGTTTATTTTATAAGAGGAACTTTTGTAGATGTATCGCAACAAACAATAATTCTAGATCATTATACAAATACTCCATCTTATAGAGTAGGATTTCAAATAAATGAAGAAATAATTAGAGCAAAAGATGATCCTTCTTTATATGACAATGCTAGAGGATTTACTAATTATGCGTCTCCAGGTGCTGATAGATTAAAAATTGAATTAATTCTTACTAAGAAATTAATATCAGACAATAAAGATACTAATTTCGTTGAAATAATGAGAATTGTTGATGGTGAAATTAGAAAAATTAAGAGTAAAACTAGTTATAATTTAATTAGGGACTATTTTGCCGAAAGAACATTTGACGAATCTGGAAATTATTCAGTAGATCCATTTGATGTAAATGTAGCAAATTCTTTAAATAATAGATTAGGTAATAATGGTGTATTTTTTAAAGATGAAACTACAGATGATGGAAATACACCTTCAGATGATTTAATGTGCATAAAAGCCTCTGAAGGAAAAGCATATGTAAGGGGTTATGATATACAAACAGATTCTGTATCTATTATAGATGTAGAAAAACCTAGAGAAGTTCTAAAAGTTCCAGCATCAAATGTTGATTTTGATATGGGAAATATTCTTGTACTTAATAACGTTTTTGGTCAACCACAATATAGAAATGACGTACACTTACATAATGAAATAAACATCGGTGGTGTATCTTCATCAAATATAATAGGTAAAGCAAGGTTGTATTCATTGGCATTAAAAGATTCTGAATATACAAATGCTGCAACAGAATGGAACATGCGTATGTATGATGTACAAATGTATACTACATTAAGATTAAATGTTGCAACAACTAATACTCATTTGGGTGAAGGATTCTTTGTTAAAGGTGATAATAGTGGTGCTACAGGATACGTAGTAGGAAATAGTGGTACTAGTGGGGGAACTAATGATATAAACATACAAGATGTTAATGGAGAATTTATAAAAGGAGAATCTATTACTATTAATGGTGGAAAAGCAGTATCTAGATCTATCAATGATCTAGTGGTGTATGATGTACAAGATATTAAAAGTGTAATTCAAACATCTGGTGGTGTTAGTGGATATATTAGAAATTTTATAGCAAATACTGCTTTAATAGAAAAAAGAATACAAAGTGTTTCTAGAGTAACAGTAACAGGTGGTAATACTTTTACATCTCCGTCTGGAGGATCTTTTGCTGGAAATGTAAAGGTAGGAGATGTTGTTAGTATTAATATTAATAGTGGATCAGATCCTTTATTCACTAAAGTAACTGCTATTAATACTATTGGTAATGCATTAACTGTTGGTAACGTAGGATATGCAGTAACAGGAGTATTCCAAGGTACTGGTGTAACTCCCCCTAATGAGACCTTTGCAATCCGTAAAGTTGTTGCAAAATTTAATAGTAAGAATGCTCATTTATATGAAAGATTACCAAATCCAAATATATCATCTGTTGATTTAACAAATTCCGTACTTAAAGTTAATGCTCAGATAACAGGTCAAAATGTCTCTAGTAATAGTGTAACAGTTAGTATAGCTGATGTTGATGATGGTGCTGGTGTAGCAATTTCAACAGCATTTTTTGAATCTTATGATGCAGAGAGATATTCTGTACATTATGGGGGAAATGTAAACACTAGTGCTGCTGATTATAAAAATTCTGGAATTGGATCTATTTCATCTGGTGCATTTACTTTTCCTGCAGGATCTGGTGGTTCTCAAGTAAAAATTAATGATTTAGTAAGTGTTAGTCCTAGTAGTGTTATAAATGTTACTGCTAAGAAGCAAGGTATTCAAAGTAAGATAAAAACATTTATTAAGAGTCAAATTAGAGAGGTAACTTTATCTAGAAATTCAGCATCTGGAACTAATACTAATAGTAGTAATGGTGATAAATTAACTTATAATAGTCAGGCTTATGGTCTAAGAGTTCAGGATGAGGAAATATCCATGAATTATCCTGATGTTGTAAGAGTTTTGGCAGTTTATGAATCTCTTACTGGAGATCAACCAACATTTGATACTATTTCCTTAAGTGCTACTGCATCAGTAGGTTCAAATGTAATTATTGGTGAAAATATTGTTGGTCAATCTTCTAATGCTATAGCAAGAGTTGTTTCTAATAATGGGTCATCACCTTCTACAGGTAATGCCAATAAATTAGGTATTGTTTATTTGAATGATAAAAAATTTGAAGAATTTGAAGTAGTTGATTTTCAGGAATCTAATATTACTACTACTATTGAAGGTATTAACTTAAGTGAGACTGAAGGACAATATCAAGATATTACAAAATCATTTAAATTAAATACAGGACAAAAAGAAGAAATATGTGATTATTCTAGACTTGTTAGAAATGATAGTGCCAAAATACCTTCAAAGAGGTTGATGGTAGTTTATGATAGATATGACGTACCTGCTGGTGATACAGGGGATGCTTTTACTGTAATGAGTTATGATAAGGATAGGTATACTGATGATATACCAATGATAGATGGTCCTAAGTTTAAGCAAAAAACAAGAGCTACTGATGTTCTTGATTTTAGACCTAGAGTAAACCCATATAATAGCACAACATTATCTCCATTTAGTTTTGAAGGAAGAGGTTCATCATTTACAACTTCACCAAAATTTATAGTAGCAGCAGGTGAGTCTTCTCTTCTAGGTTATGAATATTATCTTGGAAGAATTGATAAACTATATTTAACTGAGTCTGGTGTTTGGTCTGTAATTCAAGGAGAATCTGGTATAAATCCACAACCACCAGAACCACTGAATAATGCTATGCATGTAGCAACAGTTGAGTTGCCACCATATCTTTATGATCCAGATGATGCCCAAATAACTCTTGTGGATAATAAGAGATATACGATGAAAGATATTGGAGTTCTTGAGGATAGAATCGAAGATTTAGAAGAAATAACTACATTATCATTACTTGAAGTTAATACTGAAGCATTGCAAGTAGAAGATGCTCAAGGAAACAATAGATTTAAAAGTGGTTTCTTTGTAGATAATTTCCAAGATGATAAGAGAATTGATATGGATTTTTCTACAATACAAGTAGATACTAATGAAGGTGTACTTAGACCACTTATTGCAAGAAATAGTTTAGAAAGTCAACTTTTACCTGCTGCATCTACTACTGTAGAAGATTTAGATTTTAATACTGATTTTAAATTATTTGATGATTCTGTTCAAAAAACAGGAAATATGGTTACTTTGAAATATAAGGAAGTTGATTATTTAGAGCAACCTTTAGCTACTAGAGTTGAAAACGTAAATCCATTCCATGTCATATCTTTTAATGGAATGATAACTTTGACCCCTAGAACTGATAGTTGGGTTAGATCTATTAGATTGGATGAAAAAGTAACTGTAATTGACAAATCTAAAACCAATAATAGAGATGGTGGATGGGAATGGGGAAATCGTGATAGTACTAGAACTGAGACTTCTGTTAGAAATACTTCAAGTACAAAATCAAAGGATATTATTGTAGATTCTGGAGATGATAGTTGGATGAGATCTAGAAATACTAAATTTAGTGCTTCTGGATTGAGACCATTAAATAGACATTATCAATTCCTTGATGGAAATTCTGATGTAATGTTTATACCAAAGTTACTTGAAATAACACCAGAAAAAAATGGTAGTTCTTATGGATCTAGTGGAACTTTTAAGGTTGGAGAAACAGTAAAAGGTTATGATAATAACAACAAAGAAATTATTAATTTTAGAGTTGCTAAATCAAACCATAAAAAAGGATCATTTAAGAATCCATCTAAGGTATATAATATAAATCCATATGTTCCTTCAGAAAATTTACAATCTAGTTATACTAGTTCTTCTAAAATTTTAAACGTAGATTCAACTGCTTTAGCACAGAAAGCTCAAGGAAAATATAGTGGATATGTAACTAAAACAACAAGATTAGTTGGACAAGAAAGTGGTGCAACTGCTTATGTTAAAAGATTAGTATTGATTAGTGATAATTATGGAGATTTAGAAGGGTCATTCTTCTTGAAAGATCCAAATGCAGATCCAGTACCTACAGTTAGAGTTAAAACTGGAACTAAGGAATATAGACTTAATAGTAGTAAAACTAATAAAAAACCCCTTAAAGGTAGTAAGGATGGTTCTAGAGCTAAAGCAAGATATACATCCACTGGTTCGTATATTGTTAGACAAAAACAGACAACAATTACCAATTTAACTACTACTACAATTACTACCACTAGAATTAGAGAAAGAGAAAATGATGATCCTTTAGCACAATCATTTACTGTTGCTGGTAATATAGAAGCACCAGGTTCTACAGGACCAGGAAATGATCATACTGGTGTGTTTATCACTTCTGTTGATATTTTCTTTGGTAAGAAAGACCCTAACAATAATCCAGTAACTGTTGAAATTAGATCAATGGAATTGGGTACACCAACAAGGACAGTTATGGGTAATTCTGTAACATTGACTCCTGATGAAATTACAACTTCCACTACTGGTGAAGTAGCAACTAATTGCAAGTTCCCAGAACCAATATTCTTACCACCTGGTAAAGAATATGCTATTGTATTATTAGCACCTGCAAGTGATCAATATGAAGTTTGGATTGCAAGAATGGGTGAAAAAACTAAGAATACTCAAAGTTTACCTAATGCTTCTGCTGTGATATACACCCAACAATGGGCTTTGGGTAGTTTATTCCTATCTCAAAATGGTAGTATATGGACACCATCCCAATTGGATGATATGAAATTTAAGTTGTATAAGGCAGAGTTTACAAAGACTAGCGGAAATGTTTATTTTGTAAATCCACCTTTAGATACAAGTAATGGATATATATCAAAACTCAATACTGATTCTTTAATTACTCTTCCTCAAACTGGAACTATTGGTATAAGTACTATCATATTTGGTGATGTTAAATTAGCTAAAGTAGAGATAGGAAGAAAGCTTGTTGGTACAACTAAAGATTCTGTTTCTGCAGTTGTTGTTGGTCAAGGAAGTTCTGTTGGCGGTACTGTTATTTCTCAAGGAGGAATAAAATATAAAGCAGCAAGTGCTGTAGAGACTTATGCTATTACTGGTAAGGGTAGTGGATTAAAATTTGATATTGCTGTTACTAATGGAGCAGTTTCAGGTGTAACTCTTGCTAGTGGTGAAAGGGGTAATGGATATCAAGTAGGAGATATTGTCGGAATTGTTACTAGTAGTACAGGATTAGGTCAGGGTGAAAATGCTGAAATAACTATCACTGCTGATGCCACTGGAACTGGTGTAGATACTTTATTTGTTTCTAGAATTCAGGGAACTAATGCTACCGATTCATTTGGTGTTGGTCAACTTAGATATTGGAATAATAGTGGTGCTATCACAAACGTATCAGGAGAGTCTATTAGAACAGCTTTACAAACTGATGGGGTACCTAAAACTGGAAAGTATATTAAAATAAATCAATTTGATCATGGAATGCATGCCTCTAATAATAAAGTAGTTATTTCTAATGCCTCTGGTAATTATGAAAGTACAAAATTAATTGCGGATGCTAGTTCTTCAGAGACATCATCTATTAGTGTTGGTAGTACAGCACAATTTGATATGTTTGAAGGACTCAAGGTTAGTGCTAGTAATCCTGGATATATTGAAATTGAAAATGAAATAATTGAATATAAAGTTGTTGCAGCTGGTAGTGCTGGTGCAGGAACATTACAAACCTTAACTAGAGGTGTAGATTCTAGTCTTCAGATTTCTCATCCAACAACATCAACTGTTGAAAAATATGAAATGAATGGCATTTCTCTTAGAAGAATTAATACTACTCATCAAATTGCTAATCATGATATAGAATTGGATTCTTATTATGTGGAAATTAATGATGCCACCAATGGTGTTGATAGATCAGCTGATAGTGCTACTGCTCCTCAAATATCATTTAATGATGAAGGATTTTATGGAGGAGATGATATAGAAGTCACTAGAAATATACAATTCGAATCATTAACTCCTAATTATGGAATAATTACCCCATCTCCTTTAACAGCAACAGCTGCACGTGTTAGAACTGTTAGTGGAACTAGTGTTGGTGGAAATGAAGTTTCATTCGTAGATCAAGGATATAAAAAAGTACAAATAAATTCTATAAATGAATTAGAAACACCAAGACTCGTTTGTTCTAAAGTTAATGAGACTGAATTTTTAGATGATATTGAAAGGAATAAATCCTTTACCACAGCAATAACATTTAGGACTCAAAGTTCGGATGCAGGTAAGAATGTTTCACCATATCTTTATCTTGATAATGCATTTACTGAATTTAATACTAATAGATTAAATAAACCACTTGATAATAGTGGTTATAAAAATGATCCTGATTTACATTCAATATTATATGATCCTCATACAGCAATGTATGTTTCAGATGTTGTTACTTTAGAAAAACCTGCCAATGGTCTAAAAGTATTACTTACCGCTTCAAAGACTCCAGAATCTGATTTTAGAGTTCTTTATTCTTTAAGAAATTCTGGTTCAACAGAAATTAATTCTGAATTTATATTATTCCCTGGATGGGATAATCTAAAAGATACAACTGGTGATGGGTTTGGTAATCAAGTTAAAAATCCAGCTAGAAATAGTGGATTATCTGATGCTAAAATAGTCTCTAATGGAGAATTTGTAGAGTATCAATATACTATAGATTCTACTATAGATTTTACTGGATATCAAATTAAAATTGTCATGTCTGGTACTAATCAGGCTAAAGTTCCTAAGATTAAGGATATTCGTACAATTGCATTAAAATGATAAAAGTTGATGGGCATCCTAATTTATATCGAGATACAAAAACAGGTGCTATTGTAAATGTTGATGATATTGCATATAAGAAAAGATTATGTGCAATTGAAAGATCTGAAAATAAAGAAAACGAATTGAAGAGTATGAGAGAAGAAATTGATGAATTGAAATTTCTTCTTAAACAATTATTACAAAATAATACTAATTAAAACTAACCTAAATAACAAGTAGGGATTCTATAAAATAAATGGCAGCAATATATGTTAGTAATCTCGTTGTTAATACGGGAGCTAATTTCTCTCAAACATTTACTTTAAGTTCAACTGACGATAACTCGGCTTTTAATTTAGACGGTTATACTGCCACTTCACAAATAAGGAAATGGGCAGGGGCAGTTGGAGTTACTACATTTACAGCAGAAATTGCAGATGCAGAAAGTGGAACTATAATTATTAGTTTAACTAATGCTCAAACAGCATTATTAAAACCTGGAAGGCATGTTTATGATATTGTAGTTACTTCTGGATCAGTAAAACAACGAGTAGTTGAAGGTGCAGTTCTTGTTAGACAAGGAGTTACTAGATAATGGCAATTAATGTCAAAACCACTAGCCCAACCGTTAAGGTTCAGGTAGGAACAGCAAATGCTATAAAAGTCCTATCTAGTGCTTCTGGTGGTGCGACATATTCTGAGAATGCAAAAAATGTTATCGGAGGTATTGCTTCAGTAACTCAATTATATGTTACTGGTCCTTCTACACTAACTGGTAATTTATATGTTACTGGAATTACCACTATTGCTGGTTTAACAACTACAAGTAGTGATTTATATGTTGGTGGTGATTTATTTGTACAAGATGATTTAGTACTTGATGAAATAAATGCTAGACTTGCAAATATATCTGGGGTTACTAGTACTCAAAATTTACTAGTTAATGGTATCTCAACTTTTATTGGAGTATCTACTTTTGCAGGTGGAATAGAAGTTGTAAGTGGTATTTCAACATTTAGTGGTATATCAACATTTAATGATAATATTTTTGTAGAGGCTACTACTGATACTAATCAGTTAAATGTATCTGGTCTTTCTACTATTGGTGGTGACCTTACATTACATTCAGATGTAAATCAATTAAATGTAACTGGCGTTTCTACATTTAATGAGGATGCAAATTTTGCTGGTGGCTCTGGAATTAGATCTGCATATTGGGATAAATCTCAGAGTTCATTAAGATTTCTCAATAATTCAAAAATTAAAATAGGAGATGGCGGTGAATTAGAGCTATTTCATGATGGCACAAATAGTTATATCTATGATACTACATCAGGTGTTGGTACAGTTCGTGTTGTAACTAATCAATTTGAAGTAAGAAATAATGATGATAGTGAATTACAAATTCAAGCAATTCAAAATTCATCTGTAAATCTTTATTATGATAATACACTCCGTCTCCAAACTCTTGGATTAGGTATTACTGTATTTGGAAATACTGAAACTCAAACATTAAACGTATCTGGTCTTTCCACACTTACTGGTATTGTAACAACTGGTAGTGATTTGTATGTTGGTGGAGATTTATACGTACAAGATGATTTAGTACTTGACGAAATAACTGCCAACAATCTAAATATCACAGGACTAGCTACTTTTGTTGGCAATGCTCAATTTAATTCTAATGTTTCTATTGCTGGAACATTAACTTATGAGGATGTAACAAATGTTGATTCTGTTGGTATTGTTACTGCTGGAAAAGGATTTAGAGCTACAACTGGTGGATTAATTGTAACTGCTGGTGTTTCTACTTTTGGAGCAATCGCAACATTTACACAAAATGTATTTGTTGATGGAACATTAACTGGTGCTGGAATCGCAACATTTGCACAAAATGTATTTGTTGATGGAACATTAACTGCTGGACTAATAGATGGAGGAACTTATTAATGGCCAAACCAAGTACTAAACAAGGACTTATAGATTATTGTTTAAGGCAATTAGGTGCTCCTGTATTGGAAATCAATGTTGCCGATGATCAAATAGAAGATTTACTTGATGATACTATTCAATTATTCAATGAACGTCATTATGATGGCATTGAAAGAATGTATTTAAAATATAAGATAACTCAAGCAGATCTTGATAGAGGGAAGGCATCAGGAACAAGTGGTGTTGGTATAGTTACTACTACTGCAAATTCTACAGATGTGAGTGGATTGGGTACAGTTACATCTAATTGGTATGAAACATCTAATTTTTTACAAGTTCCAGAGTCTGTCGTAGGTGTTGAAAAGATATTTAAATTTGATACCAGTTCAATTTCTGGTGGAATGTTTAGTATCAAATATCAGTTATTTTTAAATGACTTATATTATTTTAATTCTGTCGAACTTCTTCAGTATGCAATGGTTAAGTCATATTTGGAGGATATTGATTTTCTATTATCCACCGATAAACAAATAAGATTCAATAAGAGACAAGATAGATTATATTTAGATATTGATTGGGGTGCCGAATCTGTTGGTAATTGGTTAATTCTTGATTGTTATAGAGCATTAGATCCAAATTCATTTACTCAAATATATAATGATGTTTTTGTAAAAAGGTATCTAACTGCACTAATTAAACGTCAGTGGGGTCAAAATATGAGTAAATTTAAGGGAGTTAAACTTCCTGGTGGAATTGAACTTAGTGGTAGAGAACTATATGAAGATGCTGAAAAAGAATTGGATTATCTTCGTGAGAGAATGATCAGTGAATATGAAGTACCACCTTTAGATATGATAGGATAAAATAATGGCATTAAATCCCTTTTTTCTACAAGGTTCTCAAAATGAACAAAGATTGGTTCAGGAATTGATTAATGAACAATTATCAATTTATGGTGTTGAAATAATATATTTGCCTAGAAAAATAATTAATACTGATAATATTTTTAGAGAAGTTGAATCATCAAAATTTGATGATAATTTTGCTTTAGAAGCATATGTTAATACCTATGATGGGTATAATGGTGCTGGTGATATAATGACAAAATTCGGTGTAAGTTTAAAGGATGAATTGACCATAACTGTATCAAAAGAAAGGTGGGAAGATTTCATCGGTGCTTTCTTACAAGAAATGCCAGATAGTGAAATTAATGTAGATAATAGACCAAGGGAAGGGGATTTAATATATTTTCCATTAGGTAAAAGAATTTTTGAAATTAAATTTGTAGAGCATGAAAAACCATTTTATCAATTAGGTAAAAATTATGTTTATGAACTGCAGTGTGAGTTATATGAACTTGAAGATGATCTTGGTGGATGGGATCAACAATCATCCTTCACTGATGAAATTGATGATACTTTAGAGAACTATGGATACATAACCACATTAAAACTTATTAGTATTGGGTCTACAGCAACTGTAGGGGTTGGTACTACTTCTGGATATGTAAGAAGTATTTCTCTTAATAATGATGGATATGATTATACTAAGGTTCCAACTGTTGCTATAACTACTGCTCCAGCTGGAGGAGTAGATGCTACTGCTGTGGCAATAACTACTCATATTAATAATGTATATTCAGTTAAAGAGATTTTATTAACTAACCCTGGTTATGGATATACTGTTGTCCCAACAGTTACTATAGTTAGTGCTGCAACAACGGCAACTAATGGTATAACCAGTTACCATGGTGTAGGTGCTGCTGCTACCGCTATTTTGGTTACAAATTCTGGTGGTATGTTTATAAATTCAATAGTTGGTGGAAGTGGATATCCAACAGAACCAATAGTATACTTTAACACACCAACATCTGGTGTTGGAACTGCTGTAGGTAGAACTGTTATAAGTGGTGCTGGTAATAGTGTTACTCAAATATTACTTTCTGATGCTGGTATAGGGTATACTGCTGGTACTGGAATATGTACAGTTGCTGCTCCACCAATAGTAACAGGAATAGGAACTTATCAATTTAATGAACTTGTTACTGGGTCTATAAGTGGAGCTAAAGGTAGGGTTAGAACATGGGATGCACCTGGCAATATTCTTAAACTTGGAACAACAGATGAGGATTTTGTTTCTGGAGATGTTGCTATTGGAAGTTCATCTGGAGCAAAATATAGTGTTGATGAAGTTGAGTCAGCCGAGTTTGCTGATAAATATGATCAGAGCGACACAATAGAAAGTGTTGCAGACTCTATTTTAGATTTTAGTGAATCTAATCCATTTGGACAAGTATAATGTTAGGAACTTATTATTATCACGAAATTATTAGAAAAACCATAATAGCTTTTGGTACTGTTTTTAATGATATTTCTATTAAGCATAAGGATAGTGCTGGTGCAGATTATAATGAAATGAAGGTTCCATTATCCTATGGACCTGCTCAGAAGTTTCTTGCTAGATTAGAACAACAACCAGATTTAAATAAACCAATTCAAATAACACTTCCTAGAATGTCATTTGAAATGAATAATGTTGCTTATGATCCTTCAAGAAAAACAGGAGTAACACAGACATTTAAAACTTCTGATGGAACTAATTTAAAAAAGGTTTTTATGCCTGTTCCTTATAATATTGGATTTGAATTAAGTATTTTTACCAAATTGAATGATGATGCATTGCAAATTGTTGAGCAGATACTTCCTTATTTTCAACCATCATTTAATTTAACAGTAAATTTGGTTAGTTCAATTGGAGAGAAAAGAGATGTTCCAATTATATTGGATAATGTAGCATTTCAAGATGACTATGAAGGAGATTTTGCTACAAGAAGAGCTTTAATATATACGTTAACTTTTACTGCAAAAACTTATCTATTCGGTCCTATTGCCGAATCTACAGAAGGTCTTATCAAGAAAGTTCAGACTGATTTGTATTCTGATACAAATACTAAGACTGCTAAACGTGAAATGAGGTATACAGTAACACCTACTCCTGCAAATGCAGAACCTGGTGATGACTTTGGATTTAGTGAAAGTTGGCAAGATGTTTCATCTTCATCTGATAATTTTGCATCAGGTCAAACTTATAGTCCAACACAACAAAAGGATATTTAATTATTATGTCTAGTTATGATTCTATAGATGAAGCACTCAATACTACAAGTAGTATTGAAGTATCTAATACTCCTGAAAATGGATGTGTAAAAAGGAAAGATAAATTAAGAGATGTTAGTAAAGAAATTCAACAAGATTATGATTATACTCGTTCTAATTTATATTCATTAATTGAAAAGGGGCAAGAGTCCCTTAATGGTATAATGGAACTTGCTGGTGAAAGTGCAAGTCCAAGAGCATATGAAGTTGCAGGGCAAATTATTAAATCAGTTGCTGATACTACTGATAAGTTAATGGAACTTCAAAAGAAAGTAAAAGAAATTGATGAAGATAATCATAAAACAACTAATAATGTTACCAACAACGCAGTATTTGTTGGTTCTACATCAGAACTATCTAAAATGTTAAAAAAAGGGTTTAAAGGATAATCATGCCTGTTGATAATGATGTGTATTTGGGTAATCCCAACCTGAAGAAGGCAAATACACAAATTGAATATACCGAAGAGCAAGTTATAGAGTTCCTTAAATGTAAGGAAGACCCTGTATATTTTGCTAACAATTATATGAAGATTGTTTCTCTTGATGAGGGATTGGTACAATTTAAACCATATGATTTCCAAGAGAAATTAATAGAAAGATTTCATGATAATAGATTTAATATTTGTAAGATGCCTCGTCAGACTGGTAAGTCTACTACGTCTGTAGCATATCTTTTACATTACTGTGTTTTTAATGATAGTGTAAATATAGGTATTCTTGCTAACAAAGCAGCAACTGCTAGGGATTTGTTAGGTAGATTACAAACGGCATATGAGAACTTGCCTAAATGGATGCAGCAAGGTATAATTGCTTGGAATAAAGGTAGTTTGGAACTGGAGAATGGATCAAAGATATTGGCTGCTTCTACGTCTGCAAGTGCTGTCCGAGGTATGTCGTTTAACATCCTCTTCCTCGACGAGTTCGCTTTTGTC